CTTATAAATAAGTTATTATATTATGAGTAAGTGGATAAGATACATACACAACATACACAACATACGAGGTATACACTATGGCACAGAATTTTGCCGCACTACGTAAAAGTCGAAACAACTCTATTGATCGTTTGGTTCAAGAGAGTGAGAAACTCAACACACAAGCAACTAATAACAACCGTAAAGATGATCGGTTCTGGCAAGCTACTGTCGATAAGGCAGGTAATGGTTTTGCTGTATTTCGGTTTCTTCCTGAAGCTCAAGGTGAAGATTTGCCTTGGGTTCGATTGTTCTCGCATGGCTTTCAAGGCTCTGGCGGTTGGTATATTGAGAATTCATTGACTACATTGGATAAGAAAGATCCGTGTGGTGAACTCAATAGTCAGTTGTGGAATAACGGTACAGAAGCAGGTAAAGAGCAGGCACGTAAACAGAAACGCCGCTTGCAGTATATCTCTAACATCTATATCGTTAAAGACTCAGCTAATCCTGAGAACGAAGGTAAAGTCTTTCTGTATAAGTTTGGTAAGAAGATTTTTGATAAATGCAAAGAAGCAATGCAGCCTGCATTTGAAGACGAAACTCCTATTAATCCTTTTGATTTCTATGAGGGTGCAGACTTCAAATTGAAGATTCGTCAAGTAGAAGGTTATCGGAATTATGATAAGTCTGAATTCGATAGTCAGTCTGAATTTCTTGGCGGAGACGATGACGCATTAGAAGGTGTCTGGACGAAGCAACATTCTCTTCAGGAGTTTGTTGATCCTAACCAGTTCAAGTCTTATGCAGAACTAGAAACGCGATTGGTGCGCGTTCTTGGCTTAACTAGTTATGTGTCTACACCAGGCGCAGAACAACCCGTAGTAGAGGCACCGCCTGTATTACGCGAAGTCAAAGCAGCTACAGTCGAAGAGGATGTTGACGAAAGTTTGTCATTCTTTGAAGCATTAGCTGACGAAGACTAATAGACATTTTAAACAGGACGCTGGACTCTATGAAGCGGATAGGGAATTGATTACCTGAAGACGTGGAGAGTTATAAATGTTGGAGAATAGGGGGCGCAATTACGTGCCCCCTATTTTTTTATCGTTCCTAATTCCTACCTAGCGAAGGCGTTTCTCATAGAACCTCGCCTGCGGCCGCGCGGCCGCCCTCGACTATTTCCTGCCTCTGCTCTAGGTGTAATGCTCGTCTGTTGGGATGTTGCATTGGTCGTCTGTTGGCTATTGGTTGATGCATCAAGGGTAGTCACATTAGTGCCGCCTGCTGCTCCTAGTACACCATTATCGCGAGCGTCAGTTGCCTTTTTTAATTGATTAGAATAGTCAGCACGTTTAGGCATAGCACCGCCCTGCAAGACATTTCTAACTAGTGCTACTTTATACGCGACTTCATCTAACTTTAGTTTTGGATCAAGAATACCACCAGATCCTTCTGGACCAAAATTTAAATCTGAACTAAACCAACCCTTTTTTAATGTTCCACCTGTAGCCAACAAACGTAGTAACGGTATTGATTTGCCTAGATTTTCTGCTAATGCAGTAAAGTCCATTTTAGTTGATGATAATTTTATACCAGAGAATTTTTCTAAAGCGACTGATACTGAGTCCATTGCTTTAGCAGCCCTCTCTAATTCTGGTGCAGCTTTAGCAACTCCCATCATTTGTTTAACAGGGCCTTCTTCGCCAGATAGAAAATTTAATATTCCTGTTGCAGCACCAGCTAAACCTGATATAAGTTTGCCGCCAGCGAATTTCATTAGTCCGCCGGATATAGTACCCATTATGGAACTGAAAGTGTCAGCTTTCTTTTTGTCTATGTTCTTATCATTTAACATACCCAACAAAGTCTTAACATCTTTAACGATATTATCAGCAAAATTACCTGTAAATTTACCAATAACATCAGTCATGCTATTCGCGCCTTTACCGACTGCAAATGCGATAAGACCAGCCGCAATTGCTGTCATGACAACAGTAAAGCCTGCGGCGTCACCAAATTTAATAGCAGATATTTCCATTAGAGTCGTCACACTAGTTACAATATCTCTAGCCCACTGACTTCCTCCAGAAAATTGAGTGAGTCCAGCAGCTAAGCCTGCAACTGCTGATCCAGCACTAAATGCAATAAGACCCGCCGCAATTGCTGTCATTAGTGGAGCAAATTTAACAGCAGACCAGATAGATAATTTGCCAATTTCCATTAAAATCTTTACGCTATCTACAATATTTCTAGCCCACTTAGTTCCTCCAGTAAATCGAGTGAGTCCAGCAGCTAAGCCTGCAACTGCTGATCCAATACTAAATGCAATAAGACCCCCTGCAATTGCTGTCATTAGTGCTGGAAATTTCGCAGCAGACCAGATAGATAATGTGCCAATTTCCATTAGGGTCGTCACACTAGTTACAATTGTCCGGGCCCAATCATCTTTTGTTATAAACTGACTTACACCAGCTAATGCTGCTCCAATTCCAAATACACCAAGCCCGGCGCCAAGTCCAGTCATCGTTAAGAAAAATACACCACCTTTTTTTAATGTTTCACCTGCGGTGCCCATAATAGTAGATATGCTCAATAATATCTTTACGTGATCAACAATTTTTTGTGACCACTTATCATCTCCAACAAACTTTGCAATAGCCACACCAACAGCACCGACTGCTGAGCCAATACCAAACGCAGCAACTCCGAGTCCGATGCCGCCCATTACAGCAGTAAATTCAGTGAATTTAAATGTAGAATATCCTGCGAGATCCTGGATTCCCAGTAATACTTTTACATTACCAACAATCTTTGATGCCCAATTTTCACCACCAGCAAACTTCGCAATTGCAGCACCAACTCCACCAACTGCTGCACCAATACCAAACGCAGCAAGTCCAACACCAAGTCCAGTCATCACAAGGGCCATTGTCGCCATTTTACCAGCGGCATCCATGACACCACCAAATAATTCGGTAATTTTCAGAAGTTCCTTTACATTAGCAACAACTGCTTTACCGTCGAATTCTGAAATTTGTTTGAGTAGATATCCACCACCCGCAAATAATGCTCCCATACCACCCATAGCAACGCCAGCGCCAATACCCATACCGCCCAGAGCGCCAGCTATACCAGCAAAAAGACCGCCTTTTTTACCCTCTTTTGCTGATAGTTTGGCTCCGTTGTCGTCACCTCCACCAGGACCTCCTGCTGCGCGGGCAGCTTCTCTTGATGCTTCTAGTTCAGCACCAGCGCGAGCGCGTTCAGCATCAGCAGCGTCTTTTGCTATATTTAATTGTTCCGTCTGAACAGAGGCTGCTTCATTAACGGCGTCTGTTGTTTTTTCTTGGCTTGCGCTAAGATTCTCCTGAAGTTCTTCACGATTTTTGGTTATATCTTCACCAGTAGCGTCGTCGTCTGCGCCATTCTTAGGTGGTTCAGGTAATGCCATTATTTCTTGCCTTTAGGAAGAGATGCTCCAGGTTTACCAACATATAATCCAAAGAACGCTGCACCAGCACCTACAATAGTAGATATGAACATTGCTTGTGCATTAGTGGGATCTACTAAAGCCATAAACCATGATACAGACGCATAGAACGCCCAGCAATACGAGAGCATGACTAGTCGTGGAATTACACGAAACTTGTCTAGCATACCAGCAATCTTATTCGACCACGTAGGAGCATCGTCTCCACGCTCGGGAACAAGATCAGCTTTCAGAAGCTCATACTCTTTCGTAGTCTCTGTTATTTTTACTGTCTCTGCCTCAGCCATATCATTATCCTTGTTTCTTTTGGCGCTCTGCTTCTTCCTCAAGGTACTGTGTCAATAATGTAACGTAAATATCTCTTTCATATGGCAACATATTATCTAGTTCTGTCAATGAGTATTTATGATGTTGCATTAACGCAAAATTAGTTCTATAATGATTTTCTAATGTTTCGTGACTGAGGCTTAGGAGAAAAAACTTTGCAATCCTTCAAGCATTAGAGTTTCTTTCTTACCACACGCACTGCATGTCCAAGTCAACTCTTTTTGCAATTTTGGAAGATTTTCAAAAAATTCTGATATCTTCTTAAATTCAGTCTGTCCTAGACCATCAATCCAATCAGACATTTCTTGTAATGTAAAATCATTATAAACTTCTTCTTTATCATACACATAATCAATACATTTGGTTAATATGTCAAACAAATAATCTGTATTTCCTACGTCTTCGGTTTCAGCCATATTTTGAAATGTAGGATATTTGAGATATACTCCAACATCATCAGTTAGCTGGATTTTACGCTCTGGAATAGGCCTAGTAATATCTACATTGTCTATATCAACAGTAACTTTGGTTTTATGTGTGCATAGACTCTCTAGACTTCCAGAAGGTCCTTCCATAGCTGCACTATGCGGTAGAGAAAGTTCAATATTCTCTCCTACACTTTTTGCACGTAGTTTTAGAAAAAGATATTCGATGTCGAATGTAGCCAAGTCTCCCACTACAATATCAGGTGTAGTTATACATGCTGCTAGAGTTTTAGCTACTGCTAGAACTTGATCTTTTGTCTCTCCACTCTCTTGAGCAAGAAGAAGTAATTTTTCTTCTTTCACAAGAAATGGTCTGTATGATATTTCTTCTCCTGTAGAAGGAACAGTCGTATTATATTCTGGTGCTGCAATTGATGGTAAAGCCATGATTTCTCCTTAGTTCAAAAATTCAAAAATTTAAATACCAAATTCAGCCTCGGCTGATTCGGCTTCCTGGTCGATTGTTCTTGGTGGTCTGGGAAGCGGATGGGGTGGGAAGTTATTATCAAAAGTGTAATCTCTATAAGCGAAAGTTATCTGTAATTTAATTAATTCATCTGAACTCCAAGACAATGAAATTGGTGCAATACCCACAGGATATGCTTCATTAAACGTGTGGTTTGAAGTTATCACACCTTGTTCACCATAAGTGGTAATTACCACAGTTTTAATATAATCATTATAATACCCTAGATTATATTGTCCGCCGCCAGGATCAGTCTGATGATTATGAATTAAATTCTGCCAGTTCTCAAAATATACTTTCTCAGATAAATCTCTACTACACAAAATAGTAACAGACGTATCTGTATACGTAGAAGCATAGGGAATTTTACGAATAGGGCCATATATTCTATGTTCATTTGTAGATAGTGTTCTACCAGGAAGTTCAGCAGTCTCAGCACGAAATGTCATATCTCTTTCTGTGGGACCATCAATCCCAGGTCCAATTTTCACCTGAAAGTGTGAAGCTTTAGCAACACCCCTCTTATTCAATTCAGCAAAATATTCGTCTGGCTTAAATGGCATTAGATCATTTCCCTACTGTCTTTATGGACTTTGCTCTTGTTTGATTTGACAAATCTCTCAGTCGGCAAGAATAGTGCTATATCCCATTCCGATGAATACACTTCTAAAAATCTAGACCTTACATGTGCAGACAAATAATGCTTGACACAAGGCTTAAACCACTTATATTTAGAACCGCTATTGAGTATATTATATGACAATCTTAATTTTGTTTTCTCATCATATCTATCATTATTACTTAAATTATACAGTGCGTCCATAAGCTTTGCGCGAAGAGGCAAAGGCAAATAATGCAGATTGATACCCATGAAGCCACCAGGAACTTTCTTGAATGGAAAGATTAGAGGAAACCTGTCATAATATGGCAACGTCTTTTTGTGCTTAGGATCATAGAAGAAATGATACATTGATCCCACACGCACTTGATTCCTGAAACGATCA